CGCCGCCTACCGTTGCTGAGACACGCAACTTGCGAAGAGGAGTCAAGAAGCCAAAGTAAGGCGAATTAACATTCTGTGGGTTGAAGTCAGAGTTAGGATCTAAGACTCTGATAGTTGCAGACCCAGACTCGTAAGTATCGCGCATGATATTGCGACCGCGCTTGATACTGATCTGTCTTACATTAGGAGTCAGATCGACCGTAGGCTCTGGAGTAGTAGTTGAAGCAAGTGTGCCTGTGCCTAGAACGCCGTACTTCTCATCGCCAATAGTGAACGGATACCCGAAGGTAGCGCCGCTAGTAAAGTCGAAGGATACGGATATCTGTGCAGGAAGTGTCATGGCCCGAATGAACCGCCTTGACGGAAGATAGATGAAAACTTGGCAGATAGTGAAGCATCAAGGAGAGTATCTCTAAGAACATCTTGCAGGCTTTCCTGAGCAATGATCGAGCCAGCATTGACATTAACTGTGAACTCTACGCCTGCTGCGCTTGTCTGGGTTGATCCTTGCGGCAATGAGTATTGCTGGCCAGTTACGCCATAACCTTCAGCCATAGACACCACAGGGAAGGCTGTTGGATTACCGATCCGGCGAACCTGCGCTTCGATCATGTCGAGATAAGACTTCCATGCTGTAAATGGGTTTTTAGCATCTGGAAGGCTTGCAAGATACGCAGCTAGTTGCTGTGATAGTCCTTGAGACTTGGCTAGTTCTCCAGCAAGTTTAGAAGCCTCTGAAGTATTGCCGGTCAAGATAGCCAGTTGTAGTTCTAGGCGCTTGCGCTCCTCAGCTGAGATATCGCCCTTAAGTGCAGCAATAATCTGAGTCTGTTGGATATCAAATAAAGTGCCAGCCTTTTGCAACGCTGTCTGCTCTTTAATCGCCTTAGTCTGCTCTTTTGTTGTCTTAAGCAGTGCATCGCGGTTCTTTTTTGCTGCCTTGTCGGCTGCTGCTTTGGTTAATTCTGCTCTGATCGCTGGAGTAATTCCAGACATGTCTCGACCGCGGTTCATCTCGGTCTCACCTATGGCTCTAAAGGCTTGCAAGTCTCCACGCGCTAGGGCTGCTAACTGACCAACGCCAACGCCAAAGCGGCGGACGAAGGTAGCAAGTGCAGTAGAAGTCTTTTCAATAAGGTTTAGCGTGTTAGTAAGTCCACCTTCTCCACCGCCGCCAAGGGCTGCGAGTGCATCGAGTAACCCGCCGCCAATAATTTCCTGAGCGTTATTGGCCGATACAGATAAACGCTGAAGCGCACCAGCATAGGTATCGACTGCAACCGTTGCCTGTCCACCAAATAAACCGTCAATTCGTGTCTGGACTTCCTCAAAGGACATAGCCTTCAGTTCAGCCTGAGTTAAACCGATGCCGTACTTAGCAAGGGATCTAGTCTGGCCTACATAAGCCTTTGATAAGTCACCGGCTACTGATACAACATCTGCGCCGCTTGCCGCGCTTAGATCGAGTGCTGTGCGGAGTAACTGTTGGCTCTTAGCAACATCTCCAGTAGTAGTTAATAAACGCTGAAAGGCTGGGCGCAGTTGGTCATCAAGGATACCGAACTGCTTTTCTAGATCAGCAATAAAGTTCTTAACGGAAGGATCTGCAAAGGCTAAGCCTAAGTTATCCAAAGACTGAGTTAATACTCTGGCGGCTTTATCATCTTGAGCAAAGGCTTTAGCAGCGTTGAACCCAGCGCGACCTAAACGCTGAACAGTGAATAAACCTACATAAGATTTAGCAAGTGTCTTAACTTGCGAGTTAAGCCCGATAGTGGATTTAACTGCATCGTTAAAGGCTTTACGGCCTACGAACTCCGCGGCAATATCTACTTTTACATTAGTTGCCATTAGTTATATCTACCTGTCTTGGCGTTGAACTTAGCGGCTGCGCCTTCTAGTGCCTTAATAACTGCGCCTTGAGTCTTGCCCTGATCCTCGTTCCAAGCGCGAAAGATACCGCGACCTTGTAACTTACCTTGGCCTTTAACATCGCCACCTAATCGTGGTGAGAAGTTTCCGCCAGGGTTCTTACGCCCTGCTGTCTCATAGATAGCACCAGCGGCAGACTTGTTGAGCAAAGATACGAGAGAACGCCAGCCGCGATTATTAGGGCGGCTTGGAGATGTCTTATAGGTAATACCCTTTTTGGCGATCGAAGGGTTATATGTAGGGAACTTGCCTTTACCGTCTGCGCGTTCTGCCCAGCCACTTAGCGGTGACTCTGCTGGCATGAAGCCGCGAGCCTTAGCCGCAATAGGCTTTAGCAAGTTACCTAGTTCTTTAGTTGTTGCTTTGGCTAGATCAGGTTCATATTCTCTCAGGGCTTTGCGGAGTTTAGTTGCGCCTTTTACCTCTGTTGGCATCAGCTTGCTCCTTTGCTCTGTCTTTCAGGGCTTGAAGTAAAGTCCTGAACATTGTGTGATCTAGTTCAATTAAAGTCTGTGGCGAGAGTCCTGTCTCAAGCGATAGTCTCGCTACGAGATAGGTGAAGGACTCTCGCGTTACTCCAAAGGGTCGTCATCGAGAACTTCGACTCGCGCCAAAGTTTCCAAGAACGCTTCTCCGAAGGGTTTTACGGTTTCACCCGACCGACGAATTGCTTCCCAACATAAGAAATAGAGATCGCTCTGTTTCTCGTCATCTCTAAAGGCTTTGTGAAAGCCCTTCTTTGCAAACTGCTCGAAGGCGTACTCGATCGCCGGAGTGATCTGGTACTCGTTAACGCTTCCGTCTGCCCTTGTTACCTTTAGTTTTGCCATTCTTTTGCCCCTTAGTTAGTTATTAGGAAGTTGTGACCGCGATAGTGCCGTTGACATTCCAAGTTACAGACTGAGTTGAAAGATCCCCAACTGCACCGTTAATAGGTGTGATGTTATTGACCAAGCAAGACATTGTGTATAGTGGGTTAGTCGCTGATACTGCTGCTGAGGTCTGCTTTACTGTAACAGTAGTGCTTGTTCCCCATACTGTGTTTAAAGTCTGAAGTGTCTTAGAAGTTGCTTCATCATTAAAGAAGTCGATAGTGATAGACGATGCTTCCAAGCCCTTTACGAACTTATGCCCTGAGTCTCCCATTGCTGTTACTTCAAGTTCATCGAATGAACGGTTAATACTTACGCTACTCACCAACGAACTCAGGTCTACCGCATTTACAGTAAGAACCACTCCGTTGCTTAGATATACTGCCATCGGTTATTCCTCATCTTTCTTGGTTGCTGGTTTTGGTGCTATTGGAGCGGTCTGACCTATCTTGATCAGGAACGCTGCGTTGTCTTTTTCCCATTGTTCAAGGGTCATTTTAACTCCAACTCGTTAGGACTGAGACCTGCATTGAGCAGGTTAAAAGATCGCCTGATGCAGCATTGAGAACGCTAGGCGCGCTCACATCTCCTACATTATAGACGATAGAGGAAGCAGATAGTTTGTTAAACATGGCTACCAGCATTTCCTCAATACCATTAAGGTTGCCTTCGTTATCGAGCAACGGTACGAACACATTAAGATTAAAATTAGCAAGCGGTGCGATCGTGTTATAACTGTTGTTATTTGGTGTCACATAAGGATCGGCAGGGCTAACCACGATGCTGTTTGGTTGTGGTGTTGCCGGCGGAAAAGAAAAGACAGACCAAAGAACGTTATCAACTAAGGCTGCTGCGATAGTTGCGCGAAGGGTTGATATGGCTGCAGTCATGGTTAGCCAACCATCGAGCGCGGATCTAGGTAAGGTGCGAGCAAGCCACGAACGCGAGCCAGTAAAGTGTTACCCATACGATAAGGACTTGGAGCGTAGCCATCGACTGTAACGCCACCGCTGGAAGGTGCTTGGCGGCTCTGCCAGATATCGATAGCTACCATAAGGCTTGCTTCCTGGATCGCTGGAATTAGCGAGTAGTCAACATAAGTATCGGCCGCGACTGTGCCGAAAGGGTTAACAGGGTGGAATGGCGCAGGCGTGTTGTTATTGCCAGTAATCGCGTAAGTAATTTCCTTTTCGCCGACTCCTGTAATTGTCTTGCTACCATTGTGCTTAGCGCCTGAGCCAGAGATTACTACCGTCTGGCCAACATAGAACACATCATCGACATAATCATTGAAGTAAGAAGTGCCGGTGTTAGTGCTGTTGCTATGCCCAATAATCGGAGTGGTATTAGTCCATAGAAAAGGGATCAACACATTGTCGGCTGCATCGCATACTTCTTGCAGGGTCGCATCAGCG